GTATCATCTGTTGTGATACGCATTTTTTCGCGATTAATCCAAACACCATCGGATGCTTTTAATACAAACTTTGATGGGTATATAATATCAACATGTTCGTTGAAGAAAGTTCTGAATATGAACAGAATACTTTCTTCTGAACCTTTTGCCTCATAAAACTCTCTAATAAATTTTATAAGACGCTTATCCGTAATAAGCGAATCTTTCGGGAACATCTGTAAATATTGTTCACGAAACGATGGAACAAAGGCATCAAGTGTATTATTGATATCAGAAAACGAGCTGGCATTCAATAGAACATTATTCGCCTCTCCGTCCTGATCTAGAAACTCATAGTATTTTTCTAGAAAAAGAACGAATTGTGGGAATTCTGCTCTGATATAATCTGGAACTTGATTTGCAATCAAATATGCCAGAGAATTTTTGAAATCCGACATGCATTAAGTTCCGATTATATTGATTGTTGTGCCTGTGATATAATTTCCCGTACCTGAGATTGTAGAAGTATCTTGTGCTAAAACCAAATTCTTATTTGCATACGCGGTGACCGCATACGTATAGGAAATATCCTCATTTACTGGTGCCATAATGATGTCCGGTGATGAACCTTGTGGCTTAATATAAATTCTAAGATAAAAATCCGTACCAGAAATAGTATTAATATATAAACTAGGTATCAAGATTTTACCTGTTTGATACTCTATTGTTCCTACGGCAGTTGATATCAGGACATTAGTATCATCATACAAATCTAATACACCCGGCAGCGAATCATCTTCGGTATAACTGTCTCGAAGATAACATGTTACTTGCTTGCCCGATGGTAATATCGTGGTAAAAAGGTTTGATCTTACACTATTGGGCGCGATTGTAGTATTATATGCAAATGAAATTCTATTATTTTCGCCCGTGAATGGCTGATATGCTCTATGTAGATTCATTTCTATATTGGTGGCATAGATAGAAGTTGAAACAGAATTTAATAATTCTAACAATTCTGAATAGTAAAAGTTCTTTTTTACTTTAGAAGTTGTATTTACAAAATAACTCGCCAAGTATTCAGACATAGTATTCTGAATAACAGACGCCGACACGGATGTATTATTTTTTAAATATCTGGCTGTTATATTAAAACTAACATACAGATATGAGGGGTCCACAAATACTGGCTGAATTCCAACGACACCTCTAGGCTTTAGAATGTCCCGTGCAATAGATGTCTTATCGGATTCCGTGATAACACTATTTGGCAGAGGCTCAATTGAAACGAAAACTTTACCGTAAATAGGAGGGTCATTATCTTCTCCTCCCCAAACAGTTATCGAATTGATGTTGGCGTATTGACTCTCGATCAGTGCTGTATAGTCCTCAGCGGTTACGGCTCTATTCTTTGTAGCATTGAATTTAGGTGCAATGAAGCGAATTGAATCAGTTGATTGGGCTTCTGCACCGCCAAATGCAGCGGCGGCCGAAACAGAAATTATTTCTCCTGTTCCAAGAATTACAGATTTTGCGGATAATCCTGTGACAGAGTTTGCGCCTATCCCACCACTTACAATATAGTCTATAGTAACAATATTACCGACTGTTAATTTTTTACCCAAAACGTTATCACCAAAACGAACTTCAATTAATCCATTTGCATTTTCTTCCACAAAGAATGCTCTTGAAGTTTCCGTGAGTGAAACGATGTTCTGATTTTGAACGAATGTTTGAAGGTCTAATTCAGATGAAGATGTTTGGACTCTACATACTATTGTAGAAGTGTCCACATTTCTATTTAAAAGTTCGAACGGACCAGACACAGTATCTGCCGTAACGGTAAAGAAGTTATTGGTTCTTACACCTTCGATTAGAGTTACAACGAAAGTAAAAGTTCCGTCTGCTTTTGTTGCAGTAATATCGTCTTCAGGATAAAATGTATACGTAACACCATCTGAACCAACTCCCTTAAACCCTAGGTTTTTACTTAGAGTTGCCGTGCTGGATGTATACGATGTCGGAGGAGTTATTTCAATTGTGGCCTCAACTCTAGCGGAACGAATTGAGCGAGGATTATATCCAAGAGACTTAGAAATCGAAACGACAGACGATCTTTTTACCGCACTGTCTATGAACATTTCATTTGCGAGAAGGTGGGCAAGCGTTGCGTTATAGTGAGTATTATACGCAAGTAGGTCAATTAAAACCGATAGACCAGATCCATCAAAGTTGTAGTCCGCAAACTCAGTTTGACTTTGTAGATATGTCTTTAGATTTTCTCTAATGCCAAAGAAATCTAGTTCGGTAACATTTAATTGAGCCATATTATCTGCTTCTTCTTAGAATAGTTGAAAAGTTAAAAGGACCTTCGATACCAAAGACATAAAAAGTAATGTTTACCGTAAAAGCATTTGCATCATATTCAGGAATAACCTCTATGTCTTGCGCTCTAACTCTTGGCTCATATTTGTTAATCAATATTTCAAGTTCTAGTTGTAATCTATTGGCCGTAATAACATCGATATTTTCAAACAATAATGCATATATGGGAGACCCTAATTTAGGTTGAAAAGGTCGCTCATAAAATCTAGTAAGCACTAGAGTTTTAAGAGATTGTTTAACTGCATTGACATCATATTTCTTCGCAACATCACCCGTTACAGGATTAGCTGCAAACGAAAGATCGAAGTCCGAGTATATTCTGTTTACTTGTTTAATAGCCATAAGTATATTTATACATTAAATTAGCCTCTGAGACCAGGCATTTGATCAAATTGTCCTTTAGTTTTATACGGTGCGTCCCTGTAGAAACTTTGTGCCCAACCCCTAACTGCTAATGTTGAGGGTTGTCTTAATCCAATATGAATCCATGGAGCCTTGGATGGGTCACTACCCTTTCTGGGCGCCGGCGCCCATTCGTAAAGAAGTTGGTCATAAGGAATTTTTAATCCTGCAATAATATTTGCAACCTCACGGTGTCTACCCCCTACATATCCACAACTTGCGAACTGCATATCAATACCCCAGCCAACATTATGGGCTGAGCCATTTGATTTTGAGCGTAGAGTTGATGTAATCACAAACCCGTTGCCGAAACGCGCTCTAATAGGATCAATACAAAGAACAAAAAGATCGCGCAAGTTTTGGACTATTTGATATGCTGTCCATCTTCTTTCAGCAGCAGTTTTTCCGCCCATAGGAATACTAGCTGCGCCGCCTAGGGCTGGGTTCAAGACATCTCGTAAAGTATAGTAGTGTGATAGCCTAATGTCCTTTGCCATTGCATTGTAGTTACCAGATGAAGGAATTATTGGTAGCTTATTTCCTTTAAAATCTGTATCGGTCTTTCTAAGTCCCGCGGCGGGCGGCACTGGAGTTCCTGGTTCAGTAGATGTAGGTGCTCCACCTTCGTCACCCATAAAACTGGGACTGCCGTCGCTGTTCGCTTCCGCACAACCAGGATCCTCATTTGCAGGTTCATTTGTACCCGGCGCTTGAGTAGTTTCTGTCGGTTGCGCGGCGGGTGCGGCTGCCGGAGCAGTAGGGGCGCCGCCGGCTGGAGGCGCCGTCGTAGTTGCTGGCGTATTAGAGTTTGCTACGGGTGGATTTGTTGGTGATGTTTCTGCCATATATTCCTCTTATGCCAACGATGTATAGGGGTTTAATGCCGTATCGTCGTTGATTGTCGCTTGTTCGTTGAAGGAGATGCCACCCGCTGAATTTAGAAGCTGACTACTACCACCTGCGCCCGCCGAAGTAAGGCCATCTGAACCACCGATAATAGGTGATGCTGAGACAGATACTGGTTTTTCAATAGGAATTGGATTTGCAAGTGTTGCAATCTTAGCGCCAGTTGCTTCGCTTGCTGGATCAGCCGAGTTGGCATTACCGGCGGTGACCGCCGATCCTGGTTCAGTAACAGAAGCAGATGTAGGACCAGATATCGGAAGATCGTGAGTGCTTCCACCATTAGTACCAGTATCAGTTCCAGTTGCTCGAAGATTTGTGCTACCAGCATTCAGTGTGGAGACATTTGCAGTTGTGACATCAAGAGTTGGTGTATCAATAGGTGAAGACGCAACAAGAGGTGCCTTAAGATTGATATTTCCTGTACCTTCAACGTTGACGGCTGCGCCAGACTTGACGTTGGTTGCTGCCGCAGAGTTGACATTCACGGCATTACCAGACTTGACATTAACTGAATCCGCTGCTTGTGCGTTTATTACATTTGCGGACTTGATATTTGTAGAAGCAATGGATTCTGTATTAACAGAACCAGCAGACTTGATGTTTGTATTGCCAAGAGATTCGATGTTTGTATGTGTACCAGACTTACTATCGATAGTTACTGCGGCTTTGCTCAAGATTGAACCATCTGTGTCTTGGTTGATATTGCCAATAGATGTATGATAAGAAACTCCAGATACCTTAACGTGATAATCGCCCTTAGATGTTACTTTATAACCGCTTGCGGTAAGGTTATGAGTGCCATCAATTGTCGAATTGAAGTTGCCTGCACCATGTATTTGCATGTCGCCTTTATTATCGTGCGAGAATACACCATCGTTTCTAATGAAGATGCCGCCACCTACAGATAGTCCAAAG